CTTGAATATGCCGTTTCAGCCACTTGCCCAGATCCAGTATTAGCCTTATTTAATTCAGCTATACGTAAATCACGGTTTTGGGATAGCTCAGCTTCTTTGGCATTAATGGCGTTAATTGAGGCTTGGGCCGAGGCTAAGGCATTTAGATCGCCAGTCTTCTTGGCTTGCTCAATCTGTTGTTCTAGAAGCGCACGTTCAACGGCGGCCTGTTTCTGGTATGCAAGATACTCCTCATCGGCTTTCTTAACATTTTCTTTGGCCAGCTTGAGAGCTTCTTCCTTTTTAGCAGCGCTTTCAGCCGCCTGTTCTGCACTCTGGCCAGCCTGAACACTAACTTTGCCAGCCTCATCGATGGTGACGATATATCCTTTGGTTAATAGATCGGCCTGCATCACGCCGTCCATGACACCGCCATTGGCCTTGATAGCGGCTTCGGCATAAGCCTGAACAGCATTTAGCTTTTCGGACTCTGTGGCTTTTTTCCCATTAACTTCTAATTGTTGATCAGAAAGTAATTGTTCCAACTCCTGCTTGGATAGAGCTAATCTTTCCGCAGTTTTTTGTCCTTGAGTTTGAGCTGCCTCATTTAAGCGCTGAACCCCTTTGGATTGAAAATTTTGAGCCTCACGATCAGCCTCAGCGTAATACTCCTTGGCTTTGTCTTTCATCAAGTCGGCATTGGCTGCGAACTGTTTACTCACATCCCCCCAAGTAAGTGCAGCCATAACACTGTTTGCAGCAGAGGCAAGCATAAAGAAGTTGCCTGTCGCAACTTTAAGGATAATACCGATTGCTGTAAGACCATCGCTTACAAAGCCAAATGTAATTCCCAGTCCTTGGAAAATTCGCTCCAAGAAGCTAACTTGTTCACCTGCAGATGAAACCCCTCCTGTGAACGAGGAAAAAATAGATAACGTGTTTGTTATTGATGTGCCAAGAGCATCGAGAACAACTACACCAAACTCATATACCTGAGTTACCAGATCTTTAACCGCATCATAAGCAGCAGATATGGCATTTTTGAAGGATTCAATAGTGCTTGCATCAATCCCACCTTGCAAATCACCAATCAGTGAGGCTAGCCCCAAACCCACATCATCCAAGAATACTTTTATAATTCCCAGATTATCTGCCACTACAACCAAGGCATCAGCAACGGTGGCACTTGATCCATTCGCTTGATCCATTTCACCAATAACGATTTGCCATGACGTTGCAATTCGCTGTAAAGCATTACTGATTGTTGTAGGAAATTGATTATAAGTTTCCTGAATCTGTGTAGCTTGGCTCTGAACAGCCTTAATAACTCTTTCAGATGTAAGCTCCCCATTTTCAGCCATCTTACGGAGTTCGCCAGTGGTTGAATTTAGCCCTTTTGCTAACGCTTCGGCCAACCCATAGCCATTCTCCATAATGGAGTTAAATTCTTCACCGCGAAGAACACCGCCCTGCATGGCTTGGATGAATTGCTGTACAGCCGCTTCACTAGCCTGAGCTGAACCACCACCGATCTGAATCGCTTGTGTTACTGTTTTAGTCAGGTTTAGCGCTTGTTGTTGCGTCATCCCCATTTCTTTGCCGACTGTATTCAGTCGGGTAAATAAATCACCTGTTGCCTGTAAACTAGAATTTGTGGCAAGTGCTACCTGATGAACACCTGCCATTGCTTGTTGGAAATTACCACCTTCTTTAGTGGCGATTTGAATGCGTACCGATAGGTTGGTATATGAGTCGGCAGCCTCAGCCAGCTCACGAAGACCCAAGCCAATACCAATACCACCCATCACCCCAATAAGAGCGGTGTATCCGGTTTTTAGAGCCCCAATACCTTTTTGCGCCGTTTGAGCCGCTGTATCTGTTTCTCTTAAGCTGTTGTTGGCTTTGCCTACTTCTGCCTGAAATCCACTGAAAGCCTGATCTGCTTGCTGAACTTCTTTTTCAAGCTGATCAACCTGAACCTGTGCTTTTTCAATATCTGCAGGTGAGGCTTTAGTTTTTGAAAATGCTTCAAGATTCTGCTTGGCTTGGGCTAGATCCACTTTAAGCTGGCTTAATGCCTTCTCGGCTCTATTCCCAAAATCTGTAAAGTTCCCCGCTGTGGATTTTGCATTATCACCAGCATCTTTGATAATGCCTGTAGCAGCATTTAGAGACTGGGAAAGCTTGTCTGCTAACTCACTGGTTCCTTTTGGGATAATATTTCCCATTTCTTTAGAAGCATCAGTAGTCGCTTGATTTAACCGTTCTGATTCTTGTTTTATTGCATTAAATACTGACTTAGCTACATCTTCTGATTGCTTGATGTTGCCAACGAAACCTTTCGTGTCAGCATCCATGATTAATTTGAATGTTAAATTTTTACCAGACATACTGACCTCTAAAATTCAGGCAATAAAAAACCCGCCGAAGCGGGTATAAATTAGAAATTAAAAAGTACCTTATAATGCTTTCTTAATCACGATGATCTGTAGATTAGCAGACCTGGTTCCAAGCTTTCTGGAATTCTTCTGGATTCATATTCTCACCTTCAACGGCAACTATTGTTGGGCTTGCAATAAAGCGCTTAAAGCCTGTGTATCCACCAAAACTATTTTTACTATTAACTTCACCACAGTTACCATTATGGTTTCTTATTTCAGCGCTATCAGAGTCTTTTAGAAAGTTCTTTAATGCAATACGTGAATCTGTTTGTACTTGAATTCTTTTTGACTGCTCAGATTGGCTGCTGGCTACAGTTTTTACTGAGGCTTGGACTGGCTCGGCTTGAGAATCGGAATCATCACTTGCTAAAAAAGGCAAAGCAATAAAAAGTAGTAATGCGAATACCCCCAATAAAATATAAGAACGTTTCATATTCATATCCATAAATTATTATTTTCCCATCATAACTTTAGGAAGATAATCGATCAATCAGAAACCATTTCTTTCTTGAATGACTCAAAGCCTTTCTTGTCTGATTGAGCGACACGTGCGGCAACGGCGTTATTAAAGATTCCCTGCTTATATAGCTTGTTTGCTGCTGTGACGTAGCTTTGGAACGCGCCGTAGGTCATTTCCATGATTTCGCTATGCTGATGGCCCATTGATACCAGAAACTGGAATGAATCAAACCAGGTGGAGTCATCTTTCTTTTTGATGCCACGTCTTGGCTTTTCATATTTGAAATAGGTCTGATTGACCAGAAGTACTGCTTTAAGTAGATCTTTAAATCCTTGTTCATCAGTAGCAAGTTCTACCAGTGATTCATTGTTCAGATCGGTGACGCATACCATGGTCGAAATGACTTGCACACCATGAGCTTTAAATAGCCCTGTCAAAATCTCATCTGAATGATTTTGGTCTTTGATGAAGTTCTTTAATACTTCAGCATGCATTGCCCAGGTGTCAAAGTCTTTCATCTGGATCTGGCGAACTTCAATATCATTAACTTTGACACTGCGATTTGTTGCTAGGAAAAAATCATTCATTGCGGGATCCTGAGAAAAATTTTAGATATTAAAAAAGCACCCTAAGGTGCTTTTCTTTTAACTTTGATAAAGGCTGAATTCTATAAAGTCCAACTACCACCTTGTCCCATCTCATACACGATGAAAATTAAGGCTACTACCATTAGAATGACAACAATGATTTCTGTTTTTGTTAGCATTTTCGGTGCTCCACTTTTCATTATTCATATGATAAGCAAAGCAAACAATTTATAACATAAAGATTACAAAAAAATTATTGGATGTTACAAAGATTTAGAAGTTAGGGAAGTTTCTTTAGAGTGTAGCTACCTACTGAAGCATTCAAACATTTCGTTAAGCAACTCAACAAAAAGTTTCAACCGAAAAGCATTCTTACGCAAACCTAGAAACCTATAACTTTAGACCTGAATATCTTACATATCCCGACATAGCTGCTACATCCATGATTTAAATCATTCTCTACACTGAAATTAAGTCTTAGAAACGTAGAGGAAATTCAAATGAAAAAGTATTCGAAAATTCTAATCTTAGCTTTAATGGGATTTACTGGTACCGTAGCTATCGCAGCTGACTCGATTCCAATAGAAGCAACTGCCGCAGCTGAAGCGCAACAGGTTGCTTTAGAGTATGGAAATGAAAAAGATCAAAAATCTGAATCATCTGGTGAATAAAGTAAAGCCCTCAAATGAGGGCCTTATAATTATTTATTCCAACTTGGTGTGCAGGAGCTTTTCCATGAAAGCTCAAATTGCTTTGGATCCATCTGATTTTCTACAAGCACTATATTCTTTTCAAGCACAATGAAACGCTGGAAATCAATATCTGTGCCCCCTACTTCCTTATAGCTAACTTCCCCACAATCCCCGACTTGATTGCGGAACTTTGCCGAATCAGGGTTGGGAATAAATTCTTTTGTAGCTTCTTTTGCAAATTCAAGCTGTTCCTTTTTGCTTGTTTCTAAATCAAGATGCTGACCACTAGATTCCTTGTGTCCACACCCAGCTAAAATCACAATAAAAAAGAATAAGCTTAAATTTTTCAT